GATATTTATCCTGCCGAAGATTTTACAGTTACTATTGGAATGAAACTTTTAAATCCTCAGGACAAACAACATCACAAATTGATTGGTACGGAATTAAAAGATGCGTTAATAGACTTGGTTGAGGATATTGATTATTATGGTGAGTACGAGTACAATTTATTTTCCCCTACGCTTGACATTATTAGGGGCCTACCTTTATTGTTCGATAATGAATGGATGTTTTTTACACCTGACATTGATTTCAGAAATAAAAACAATAAAAATATAAAATTATATTAAATTATTTTAATCTGTTTTTATATTTTACCATTAAGTGAAGTACAATCATTAGACTAACAACCCCTATTACCATTAAATTAATTATTATTTCCATTTTATTTAAAACTTAAGAATTTATCTTTGTAAAGTCAAACTCAGGTATCATATAGACATGAGGTAGTATAGAATCAATATCTTCAACTACATCCTCACCTAATCTATCCCAAATACTTTCGGAAATATCATCTTGTTTAAACCCGTGTTCCCAATCATCGTTGGCACCGAGTGAAACCTTTGTTGGTTGGATGATGACGGTCCCTAAAAATAGATAATCTGGGTCACTATTATTCTTTTTCAATAAAACTTTTTTTATTTTATATTCAATGTGAACATCAACTTGGTCTTCATTATCCGAGTAAGGCATAGAATACCAATCATCAAATTGATTTTTGTCTTTTAACAATTTGTGAATCATTTCAATAGTTTGTTCAGTGTGTTTGTCCATTTCCATACTATATAAGTATTTATAATAAACAAAATATTTAAATTATGAGTTATACTAGAGAACAAATTGAATCAGCGGTTAAAGGTAAAGGTCACGTATGGTTTGAGGACGCAAACAACAAAGGTTTTGATGTGAACATTGTTGGTATTAGAAATGAAACGACAGGTGATAAAGTAACAAATGTATTCGATGATTACTTAACGTTATCATACAAAGAGAATGGCTCTTGGAAATTCCATATTTGGCCAGCAACAACTGACCCAGGAACTAAGGGTATTTTAGAAACAACTAACAAGAGTGGAATCGCTCGATTAGTAGAAGGTCAGTATCGTGGTTCTCACACTATAAGACTACATCAAGGTAAATATGAGGCGTTAGGTCAATCTAAGAACGTTAAAGTCTACCGTGACGCTAATCGTGATATGAAATATGACGAGACTAAAATTGAGGAGGGTGTTTTTGGAATTAATATTCACCATGCAGGTGCCGACTCAACATATGTTAACGATTGGTCAATGGGTTGTCAAGTTTTCAAAAAAACTAAAGATTTTGATGAATTCATGTCAATCTGTAGAAAGGCTAGAGATATACATGGTAACTCATTCACTTATACTTTAATAGAAAGTAACGATATTAAATAATGACTAAAGACCAAGAAATACAAGCGTTAAACAAGATTATTAACTCAGGCCTTATATTATCTGTGTACCCCAATGTTGACCATATTGATGTGTCTTTTGATGAGGAACACGAACCATATCTTATTTATAAGATGTATTTAAAAGATAAGGATATCACTAAAAAAGATATGTACGATGATGTCGACCCTTTTTATTTAATTGACCATCACGTAATGAAAACCATTACCAAACTAATTCCTTTTGAACAATTACCAATCAAAGATAGTGGTTATCAACTGATTGTTTATAATGGAAGTGGTATTCCAATTTTTGATTGGGAGTACGACCTAAGTACTATGAATTCTGGTCGTTCAGGTAGAACAGATTGGGAACGAAGAATTAAAAACCGATAAACTTAGTTTTAACATATTCAACCATCCATTCATTGTCAACTAATGCGATTTCTCCTTCTAAGATTTCATCAATATTAGAATAAAAATAGTCTGTTTCATCGTATTTACTTTTTTTTTGAAATGACTGGTATTGTTTCACAGTAAACTCAATTTCGGATTTACCTCTACCTTTATTTTGTGTGTATAAAAAGGTTTTTAAAGGTTTGACATAATTTTTTATTACTAAACCATTATCATTAATCTCTATTTCAACATTAACAGGTTTAATCTGTATCTCGTGAGGACCAACTTTTAATACTTTAACAGTTTTAAGATAGTTTTTTATTTTTGTGAGTAATTCTTCATTAATGTATAAAGATTCATTGTCACTTGGAGACTGTATAAGTGTACGGACATCTTTTTCTACCCCTAATAATTTTTGAAATAATTGCATACTTTCATTAGTAAATCCTTTTAATGACGAGTAACTATATGACACATCATTAGGGTTAGTTATTTCAAACACCATAGTATTACTATAATCAAAACCAAGTGGTTGTAATAAAACCCCATTAACATTTAAATGTCCTTTAATGTATTTGGTATACAATTCTAAGTATTTATCACTCATACTCCTATATCTGACTTATAATTTATCGAATCCATTACAAATGAAATCCCTGTTTTATCTTCAACATTATCACTAATGTAGTCGTAAATACAATCTTCAATTTCATTCTCAATATCCCAACCATAATCATCACTATCACGAGCGGCCCTCAATTTATGTAGAGTACCGTCCACCAACATTAACATAACCTCACCATTTATATCATCAACTGTTACTGTAACAGTAAATTGTGCCCCATCATCCTCAACATTATCAATAGTAAAATTAAATTCATAACCACCACATTTGTTTATGGTATGTTCTTTCTTATTGAAGAACTCCATGGCAATTTCTTGAGCTTTATCCGTACCAAGATATTCGGTTAACCATCTTTGAACGTCAACCATTCTAATTCCTGTTTGATTATTAAGTCCACCATAATAATCAAAACCAAATAATTTTGTCATATTATCAGTTATACCAGGACCAACTTTGTCCCAATATTTAAACAACATCTTTTTATAAGACTCTTGTTCTTTTACTTTGTCTAATTGGTCTTCAGTTATTCTAATTCTCATATAAATAAATATAAGGTTTTGAGGTTTAGTTCACCTCAAAAACCTTATTTAAATATACTTTCATTGAATAGCACATGTGGTATTCTTTAATGTCTAAACTTTTAATGAAGTCCTCGTTCTCTTTCTTATACATCTCGAACATACGACTACCTGACATCTTAGAATACTCAACGTTTGCAATTCGGTCACACATCTTAACAAAGACACCGTATTTTTCTGACCTAATACCTTCATAGTACTTATCATTGGCACGTTCTTTACGAGTCTTACCCTTCTCATTAGTTAAGGCGTAAACCAAATCAGCAACATAAAAACCTAATACCGATTTAACATCGTTGTAAGTAACACGAGTGTCCTCAATTAAATCGTGACCAAAACAAGCCAACTTAACATCTTCTCGTTTTATCTCCTCTACCAAATGTTTGAATCTCTCGAACACTCCAACCACCATTCTTAAATGATATTCATATGGAAGGTATTCCGCATACATGTGATTAGTGTTCTTATGTTGGGCGATAACCCATTTTATTTTTTCTTCTGTTGATTTCATACTACAAAAATAAGAAAAAATATTTATAAAAGTAGTATTTTACACATTTAAGTGATATTTATAATTATGAAACCAACAAAAAAACCTGAAGATAGGAAAGTCAAAATATCGGTAACATTAAGTCCTGATATCAATAAAAGATTAGAAGACGAATTAACGAATAAATCAAAGTTAATTGAAAAATTACTAAGAGAGTATTATGGAAAAAAAGATTTGTAGTAAATGTAGGGTTGAAAAGGAAGTTTGTGAATTCCATAAAATGTCTAAGTCTAAAAGTGGGGTTAAGAGTATTTGTAAAGAATGCCGAAAATTAGAAAAAAGTAAAAACGCCGAATACCATTTAATAAATAAAGAAAAAATCTATATTAAAAAAAAAGAATGGATAAAAAAAAATCCTGACTATATGAAAGAATATGGTAAAATTTATAATATAAAAAATAGAGAAACATTAAATTTAAAATTAAAAAAATGGAGAAAGTCCAATGAAACACTTCATAAGGTTAAGACTCGAATAAAAATTAATGAAAAATATAATAACGACATAACTTTTAAATTAAAACATTTATTAAGATGTAGAATCAATAAGATTGTTAATTTTAAACGAAACAAATCGTCCATAGATATTTTGGGGTGTTCCATTGAGTCGTTAATATCTCATCTTGAGTCTCAGTTTAAAGATGGTATGTCTTGGGATAATTACGGTTATTATGGATGGCATATAGACCACATAATTCCATTGTCATCCGTATCAAGTGAAGATGAGGTTTATAAACTTTGTCATTACACAAATCTTCAACCATTATGGGCCGAAGATAATCTAAAAAAATCAAATAAAATTTTAACAAATTAACTATGGCACATGCAGTAATACATTCAAAATCATCGGTTAAAAAATATGGTGGTGTTTATACAGATTATTTACATCTACACGAATGGCTGGACCAACCTAAACTTTGGATGCCGAGTTCTACCCATAGAATGTTCCGTCATCATACAATGGGAATATATGAAGGAGAAATAAAGTTTGGGACTCATTTTACCAATTCAGACGGAAAAGTTGTGTACACTAGATATATTTTAACAGACCATATTAAAGAAGATTGTTATAATTATGTTCCAACCCCTCGTGAATGGATTATGGCGTTAGAGGCCAAAGAACGTCCGATGTGGATGTTAAGGACTATGGATTTAAATATAGAATAGACTATTTATTAATATGGAAAATGTTACAGAAGAACAAGCGAAAACATTAAAGTTATTTGCATATTATGCCCAAGGTTATGGAAAAAAAGAAGTTAATACTTCAATCTATAGTCAAGACTGTCAAGAAGATTGGAGAGATGAGGAATGGTTTGGTGATGGTCATACTCGAGTTGAGTCTTATGACGCAATCGATAGTGTCATTGATGAAATTATCGAGGAACACGATTTATTTGAGAAATCAGTATCGGATTGTGATAATAGAGGTCAATTAGACATTAATATTGATTGTGTTGAAAGGACTTTGAAAATTGATGCGTCTGAATGGAGATACGATACAAACGCAAGTGGTGATGTATTAGAATTATCTGACTTAGGAGAGGAACACGAAGACCTTGTTAAGATTTTTAACTACATGAAATCCGAAGGTTACAGTGAAGGTGTTGTCACGTTTGCTGGTGGTGGAGATAGTGGTGAGATAAACTCAGGAATAGAATATGATGGTAAATTTACAGAACAAATTCCAAAGGGTGTTGAGAGTTTCTTTTACGAATGGTTAGAAAACCATTTTGGTGGTTGGGAAATTAATGAAGGTTCTCAAGGACGATTTGTTTTCAATGCCGATGATGGTAATTTAGAATTAGAATTTGAAGAGAACACTGAAGAATCCTATGGTTTAGGTCAAGTTTTCTATACAAAGTTCTAAAAACATAAAACCCATACCGACCATTTTATTTTATTTGTTTAATAAACTTTCTACATACCGTCCTATCCCGTAGGACATTACTAATAACCATGTCAATGTTATTAGTACCAGTAACCCATTTAGTAGGCATTGTGCCCATGTGTAGTCCTTTTTTATCTTATCTTCTAAGAGTATCACTAGTCCTACCCCGTAAGCTATTAGCATTATTATTCCTATTGTTATTAATCCTATTAGTATTGCCATTTTATTTGTTTGTTTTTGTTAGTTATTGTGATTAGTCGGGTTGGGATATTTGAATTACGAAACAATAAACATGTTTGTGTTTGCGATTGGTAATCTCATCACCGGAAGAGCGTTACTGTTCTCATTAGGTTTTTGCATAACCTCATAAAAACCTTCAGGGGAAACCTTAACGGTACTCACGTTATCCATTCTTTCTATAATTATTGACGCTCCTCTGTGTCCATCTGTTAAGGAAATTGTTTTTTCTTTTGTATTGAAAACTAATGTTTGCATGATATATATATTTTGGTTTAATGTTAGTAATAATAGTGGGGAGAGTCAACCTCCCCCCGTTTGAATTAAATCATCTTCAAGATGACTTCGGTTTTACCGTCCCACTTCACAATTTTAGATTTAGGAACCCAAAATTCTAAAATTCCTATTTCCTCAACTTTCGCCAAGTACTCGTTACGGAAACGTTCTGCTTGACTTGAGTCAGTGATGTATTCAACACCCACGTGTTTAGCACATGTCTTACCCATTTTAGTCAACATAGAGAACTCGTCAGTAAGAGTTTTAGCACAACATACACAAACATCTCCACGTTTTACAGTCATCTTACCTGCGAACTTAACCGCTTTTGGAGATACTGCCAACACCTTAGTGATGTCCAAAAGGATTGGGTTGAATTTCAAACCGTATTGTTCCTTCATCTTTTGTCCGATAAAACGACCAACTTTGATTGTCTCACCAATAGTAGGAATGTTCATCTTACGAGTGTTAGATTTGTCCTCCTCTTTTTGGATTTGGTTAACTGCCGCAGATGTCTGAGGGAAAGTAAGTGTTCCGTAAGACAACAATTTTTTCTTGATGTCCAATACGAAAGAGTTCTCACCTACGTAGTTAGCGATTCTCTTCATGTCCTCAGGTAATTCATCTACCTTCACTTCAGACTTGGTCATTAAGGCCTTCTCAGCCGCAACCAATTGTTTCTCAGTCAAACGACCGTATTTAGATAATGCGTCCTTCATTTTAAGAACGAAAGAGTTAGCACCTTGATAATTCTTGATTTTTGATGTAGTTGTTACTGTAGTTGTCATATGTCTTTGTTTTAGTTTTGTTACACAAAGATATATAACTTTTACCGATTGGCCAAATTTATTTTAAGTTATTTTTCCGCCGCGGTTGTAAACCATCTATAAGAATTTAAATCTATTTCGGAACCTAAAACTTTTTGGAGTTCTTCAATATAATTTAAACCTATTTTGTCCTTATTGGAATTTTTGAAGTTGTACATCCCCACTCTAACAACAGGGTTATCCCCTTCCGCAGATATTACCGCATTAATTTCAGGTCGACTAGTTTGTTTAATCGCTCTCTGTATCTTTCGTTCAATTTGGTCTAAGTATTTATAATTTTTAAAGTTGAAGGAAACTCTAACCTCGACACTAAAGAACTTTTTAATTTCCTCAGCAATACGTTCTATCTTTCCGATAGGTCTATTAACAAACGCCTGTATACCTGTCAAGGAATCATCAACCAACGATTCTCTATATTCAAGGTCAAACTTACCACTATTCTTATCCATCTTCTCACAATCAACCACCAACATTAAATAAAAATCATTATGATGTTGTTCAATTTTAAACTCAAACATAGGGTTACCCATTTGAGCGAAACTTAATATCGCCTTCTCAGGAATTCTATTTGGTGTTATGTCGGACATGATTAATGTGGATGTTGGAACACAAAGGTAGTATTATCTTCTGACAAATAGTCTCTATTATCAGAAATAATTCTATCCATAATACCTCTTTCTAAGTCCTCAGAGAATGGACTAGGGTGAATATACCCATCAGGATTAACAACCATCTTATTGGTCCCCTCAACATTTCCCGCCTTATTAATTGTGATTTCAAATTTTATTTTATCTTTCACTTTTTTAGCGTTTGTTATTGTATAATCAACTTTCTTCTTATCATCTCCCCATCCTATGGTTAATAGTTTCTTAGACCCTTTTAATGCCTTAGCGAACTTATCATTAAAGTTGGGCACTCGATTAGTTTTAACATTAGATAAACTCTCACCATTCATGATGGACTTTATCTCATCAGGTGTCACAGAAATAACCTCATCTTTTATATTACTATCATAAGAATTTCTTCTGGGGTTTGACCCTGATAAATGTTTTGATGTTGATGATGAGTAACTATTACTTACTCGGTACCATTGGTTTTCTATAAATAAATAAATTGGGTACCAATTATATGATGTAACAACATAATACCATTCATTATTACTGTTAATATTCCAATACCCTTCTAAATTAGAACCTTTAAACGGAATTTTACCTGACGTATAATTATACGCATTATTGTTAGGTGTTCTTCTTTGTTTGAAATCTCTATAATGAACAAAGTTCTTACCGTCTATCTTTTCATAATCTCCTTCTGGTCTGTAATTTGCAGTATAAACCTCATAATAGAATCTTGTGTCATTAGGACTTCTACCAATCATTGGCATCATCACCTTAATTAATTCAAGTAATTTTGGTTGAGTTTTGGCTTCCTCCTTATGAGTGTTAAGGTATTTGAACAATCTAATTTCTTTCTCAGACAATGGTTTGTCGTCAGAACCTTCCAATTGTTCTCTTAATATTTTTTTAATTAGATTTTTCATGTTACATATAAATATACATGAAAAAGAATTTGTTACCACACCTCGTAAAAAACGGAAGTATATTTGGTCCCTCTAATTTTGTCTGATAATTCGTTTAATTGTTTTTGTATTTTTGAATTAATATCATCTTCTCCTAAGATACTTGATTCGGTAAACCCAAACATTTCTTTATATAACCCAAGTGATTCGTTTAGGTCCTTGCTTAGTTTATAAAATAATTGATATTGTAAAATAACGACAAACAAATATTCACTGGCCTCAGGGTAATCAGTGTATAAGTAATAGAACCTATAGTCAGGATGGTTCTTGACTTCAGGATAGTTTTTATAAATCTCCTCTACAAACAATCGTAATCGTTTAGGATGAATAAGTTCATTCATGAACACAAAGATAACAAAAAACCCCCACTAAAAATAGTGAGGGTCTTGATTATTTTTTAATTTTTACTTTAAGAATCTTAATTTATATAAAGTCGAATTAAGTAACTTACAAACATTATCAATTTCATTTTGGATGTACGAATCTTTACAACAATCTCTTAAATCTTCAACTTTACTGTATAAGTCTTTAAAATAGTTAACCGTTGTTGTGGTGTCTTTATAATCCTCAATGTCATATTTTTTATACCCTTTAATAATACTATACTTACCTTGATAAGATTCAATTAAACCGTCAACAATATCTCCAATCTCATCATAGTATCCACCCAATGCACTGTGTTCAGCAAATGATTTAGTTTGTAAATGTAAAGTATGTGCTTGAGTTCTTGAATGAAACAATAACGACACCATCTCAATAAAGTCTTTAGTACCTGTTTTTTGTTCAGAAATCAATCCTCGTTTGGTTACTTCTTCAAATAGTCTATCTTTAAAATCTTGGTTCATAATAATGTTTTACTATAAATACCTAACAATCAAGAAAAATTAATCGTAAAATCATCGTCCATTGAAAACAATTTCATTATGTTTTTTATTTCTTCATTAATGTAATGTCGGATAATGTTTTCAGTAAACATTTTGTAGTCCTCAGGATTAGTTAAAGACAAGGTAATCTCCATAATATCTTCATTAATATTACCAACTTCAATTATATTAAATGATAATTTTATCCCGTCCTCAGATGGAATATTAAAGTAGATTGGTTTACCCCTATAGTATTTAATAAATTGTTCCATGTTAGAGGGGTCTATAATTAGTTATTCATAACTTACTTACCAATAATTAAATCATCAAAACTTAATTTACCCATACCGTCATTTGATGTTTTACTTGAGACTTCGTCATACATAAAGGTTTTAACAACTGAGATAATACTTTGTTCTGATTGAGCAATCTTTGTCTCCATCCAATCTTCAAGTTGTTCTCCGTCCTCCATTTCTTCCCACATTTTATGTGCCAAAGTCGCAATAGTGAACAATTGTTGTTTTGCCATATAAGACCCCTCTTCTTGATTTTCAGTCAAGGAATTTTTAACTCGGTTAGTTAATTTTTCCAATTGTTTTTCCGATATAATAATATTTTTCATGTTAGTCTTTATGTATAAATATACAACATTAATATAAAAAAGGAGGCGATTTCTCACCTCCTTAGTTTGGGGCCGATAATTCAGCGAATCCACCACCTTATTTTTCTAAACAAGGAAACAAAACTATTCAGAAACAAGACCTGTGTCAACTTTTGTAACAACACTATCCGCATTTGGTTTGGTTTCAACAGTCTGTTCGGTTTGAGTTGGTGTTAACAAATAATCATACCCCTCCTTCAACTTAACCACTGTAAAAGCAAACATAAGAATAATCCCTATTAAAATCAACTTAACGACTTGTTTCCAAGTCTTAAATAATATGTACAAAATCACCGCTAAAAATATAAGAAATCCCATAATATTTTATTTTTATTTTGTTACTAATGCCTCTACTTTACTTTTCATGTGGTCAGCCAAACCATAACTATCTACTGATGTTAAAACTATTGAATCAACCAAGTGTTTGAACGGGATGTGTACCAAGAAGTCCACTCCGTTGAAGAACGTTAAATCATTCTTCAGTTCCAAACACCCGTGGACCATTTTAAGAAACAATTTAAACTGTGTCCCGTCCACGAATGTTTCGTTTACCAATTTACCAAATTTCTCGTTCTCAATTCTGATGTTGTATGTTGAAGTTGTCATATCTATTTAATTTAGTTTACAAATTTACAAAAACTATTTCATATTTCCTAATGCCTCGATAACAGAATCTGCACTATTTTCTCCTATAAACACTTGAGCGATAGTGAATACGATTTTACCATCAACCTCTGAGTAGTTAAGGATAACCACACTTCCGTTAGGGTTTTTTACTACCATTTGATTTCTCCTAGTACTAACGTTATTAACTTTGTTACCGCCAAAATCAATATCAGAATTTCTGTAACGTTTGTAAGCTTCACCGAAAGCATTATTACGAACTTCGTTATCTTTAATTTTTCGGTAATGAACTTCCCACAAGTTTTTAACGTAGTCCTCAACAATTGTTACAACAGGTTTGCCTGTTTTGTAATAAGACCTAATCTCCCCATTACCAACTCTAACTTTTAACTTATAACCATGACTCTGACTTCTCCAACCATTTTTTGGAGTTGTCATGTGCTCTTCAACAGAAACAGTAATACGATTGTTAGTCTCTCCTTCAGGTAGTTCCCCCTTATAAACAATTTGAGAATTGTTATAGTTCTCGGAAATTTCCCCAATTTTAACTTGGTCATAACCAATACGGTTACCTTGAGAGTCTAATTTATAAACGTTTACAGGCCAAGTTTGAATATTCTGAGTTTTAACCAACTCAAATTTATCGGAATGTTTTTGAATTTCTTTGAAGTACCTATCCCACTCAGACTCGATTTTTGTCTGTTCAGATTTGAAATTATCCGCAGTTTTTTGAGCTGAGGCGATATTGTCTTTGATGTGTTTTTGTTGGTGTTCTTTTAGGGTCATGGTGGAAGTTTTTGTGTTTGTTTTACAAATATAAGCACATTATTTTAATTGGCCAAATTTATTTAAAGACTAAATATCCGGTGTTAGACCCTTCAAATTATAGGTCTATGTTAGGAACATAAAAGACTTAAAAATCAGACTTGCCTATCTGACTTGGAATCACAATTGAGAATATAACCAAAGGTTCTAATTTTCCTCAACAACAGGGACTATTATTCGTTAGACAACTAGTTAAATAGGTTTCACCCCTAAATTAACGCAGTGTAAATAAGTCTTCCAACTTGGAGCCGGTTCAACAAACGATGCTTTTCCGGTGTTAGACCCTTCAAATTATAGGTCTCTTCCAACAAGAAGTAATCTGTTATGAATTAAAAAAGGGTGTTAGACCCTTCAAATTATAGGTCTCTTCCAACCCAGATAATAATTATAAGGTTCTTTTCCTGGGTGTTAGACCCTTCAAATTATAGGTCTCTTCCAACCAATCTCTTATAACTCCCCGTATTTGTTGGTAATTCATACCAAAAATGGATTCTAAAAATGACCAAATTTCATTGTAATTTATGTAACTGTATCCATTTTTTTCATCCTGATAATAATAAAATAATGGTAATCTATCTTCATTAACATAATATGTTTTATCATCCATAACGACTGGTTTTAAATTCCCAAAGTTATTATTGAGCCATGTTAAAGCGACCTTATCTAATTTATTTTCAATCATTTTATCTTTAATTCTTTAGTATATTGTTCAACATAAAACAAAATATTATATAGATTGTTTGGATTCCCTATCAATATCCCTCTCTTTAATTTTTTCGCGCTTATCCCAAAGTTTTTTACCTTTAGCTAACACAATATTAACCTTAAGTAACCCCCTGTCATTCTCATATAATACATGAGGAATGATTGTATATCCCTTAACCAACTCTGATTCAAGTTTTCTTAATTGTTTTTTCTTCAATAACAATTTTTTATCGGTAGCAATATTATCATTCCCAATTCCTTGGATAAGAACCCCTTTCATATATAACTCCCCATTATTAAAATAACAGAACGAGTCGGTCATAGAGATTTTTCCTTCTCTGATTCTCTTCACCTCAACACCAGTTAATTTAATACCTGCCGATAATGTTTCCTCAATAAAGTACTCAAACTTAACTTTTCTATTCTCAATACGAACTTTTGTCTTCATAATCACAAAGGTATATATAAAAAACAAAAAACCCTAACAAATTCTTACATTTATCAGGGTTTAATATTAACCAACTAAGAAAGGGGTTGTTGGGGCTATTTAGGTTATAAATATAACAAACTTTTCAAAAAGAAATATAGTGTTTAATATTTTATTATAAAAACATAATATATTTATAAATAATGAAAATCATCATAACAGAATCTCAAAAAGAAAATTTATTTAAGTCCATAGTTAAAAACCAAGGATGGGGAACTGCCGCGTCGTTAGTTGGGGGACCTGAAGAACTTGTTAAAATCGCATTTAACAATAATCCAAGAGAATTCTTAAATATATATAACAATTTGGACGTTGTTCAGAGTATAAAAAGTCAATCATGGTCATTATTTCGTTATAAAAAAGGTCGTAATTTAATGATTTACGATAAAAATCCTTTATATGTTTATATTAGTTATGATGATATTTGGTCGTTTTTGGAAAAAGGATTTGGACTTAACTATACTGAAATTCAGGAACTTACAGAGATGTGGTTGGATGAGGTATACAATTTAAGGGGAATCAAATGTTTCACCGATTCGTACATTAATGATTTGTCATTGGATGAGGTCTAAAATTTAAAAAAAAAGTATTTATAAGAATGATATTAAAAATCAACGATAACAAATTTAAAGTGATGGTAATGATGACTCAAAAAGATACTCAAAAGGGTATGATGGGTCGTGACTTTGATTCTAACTTTAATGGTATGTTATTTCTAATGGACAAAGGTCCTCACGGTTTTTGGATGAAGGATTGTATTATTCCATTGGATATTATTTTTATTGACGGTAATACAATAACTAAAATACACCATAGTTGTCCGCCATGTAAATCGGAAGACTGTCCTAGTTATGTTGGAACAGGGGATACTATTTTAGAACTTAGAGGCGGTACTTGCGGGGAATTAAGTATTAAAGAGGGGGATAAGAGTCTATTTTAATTTGAAAGTCTCCTCCAACGTAAATCTGAGATTCATATATTCAATTAATGGTCTATAACCCTTTAATTTGAGAGTCTCCTCCAACTGTGCTAAAATTTCACAAAGTGCCGGTGGGGTCTATAACCCTTTAATTTGAGAGTCTCCTCCAACCAGTAGCTCAGAACTTCCATTATTTGTTCGTATTCCATACCAAAAAAAGATTCAAAAAATGACCAAATTCCATCATAGTCAAAGTAAAAACGTTTATTTTCTTTATTCTGTTCCATCAAAACTTTTCCATTTTTTTTAAAAAAAATTGAATCTCGATATTCTTTAGATTTAACAATTTCCAATTGGTCTGAACTAAAGTTTTGATTCATCCAACTTAACGCAACGTTATTTAATTTATTTTCTGTGATTATATATTTCATTATTATGGGCGATGTTATCCGTTATTAATCTTACTTTGTAAAACTCTCACAAATTCATTTTGAATCATTTTTGTAAATTTAACATATGGAGAGTCCTCACTTTCAGAATCGTATTTATAAGCTCCTGATGGTGGTCGTTTTGACCTTCCAAGATAACTTAAACCCGAAATGTTAGTGATACATTTATGACCCCCACTGTTAGCCTGAATCAAATCCCAAGCATTAATTGTTATCTTATCTAACATTAATCTATGTTCTTCAGGTAACTCTGTGAACGGTATTTCCATCATTTTCCCAATATGAGTTAATGTTTCTCTACCGTTGTCCATTGTTTTGTACTTGTTACCATATAAAGCAACAAAGTCTTTAAATGTAAAACCAACAGACTCAGGTCCAAAACCTTTTGACCTTTCCGATATCCACTTAATTGTTGATAATGGGATTTCTTTTTCTTTTAAACTACCTTCCCATTTAGAAAGTACTTCTTGGGCAATCTCACCTAAGTTAACTCCTTTTAATTCTCTTTCTTTCTTATAAGGATTACAAGACGCTTGTACCAAACCTAACGGCCAAGCAATAACAATAAAATCCGCTTCAGGATTATTTTTGAATGGTGTATATCTGTCATAAGACCCCGGCTTCATCATATTACCACCACCGTATTGAACAATGATATTTCCCTCAACTTTAACATTTGGGCTAGTTTTCATTTGTTTAATATATTGTTCTTTATTCTTTTCTAATTCAGGTACTTTAGCATATCCCTTCTCAACCATAATTCTCTTAATATTCTGTAAAATATTCATCAAAGATGGTGTACATTTCATTACAAGTTCTTCTAAAAATCCTGGTTTGTTTTTAAACGCTAATAACAATTTATTTGCAACTAAACCTAAGGCCATTTTATTTTTAGCCAAAGATGAATCTTTATCTAATTTAAATAAATAATTAATTACCTCATCGACAGAAATATCATTCATTACAAAATTTGCCGAATCCACCGTTGAAATTAATAAAATGTCACTATTTGGGAATATGTCTCTTGGAGAAACAACTTGAGAAATAGTTTCCACATTAGACCTTGAATGTCTAAAATTTGTTGTCGTTCCAGATTCGACCCCCGCTTGCCTATCGTGATGGTCAGTATGAATCACAAACATGGGTTTTGAATGGCTAAAATCCACCAAAACCGGCATTATATCTCCTCGAGCATCATTTTTTTTTACGGAAAACTCTTTATCACCATATTGTATAACATGAGCATCAACGACTTTAATTCCGTTATCCTCAAGATATTTTTTCATAGCGATTGCCGTAGTTACTCCGTCAAGTTAAAGGTCCTGGTGAAAGTAAATTTCTGCTAGATTATATCTAGCCGCGAGAGAATGAATTCCCTTTAACCCACTTTCAACCAGGACATATTTATTTTTACTGGATGCCATATTTTATGTTTTATGATAAATACTTAGTTTTATATAATAACTCCTCTAAAGTTATAGAACATGTTATGTTTTTTCTCAAATTATCTAAAGAATATAACATTTCTAAATTTTCCTTAGAACTAATAATTTTGACATCAACATTATTTTTAAACCCCTCGTAAATACTATATTTATGGTCAATATGATACCCATACTTACTATTTATCAAATTATTTGGGTTTATAACCAATTTAAATATTTTATATGTTTTTGAAGTTGAATACCTAACTTGTTTCCTATATTTATCAAATTTTAATAATTCTTCATCTGACAAATTAAGTCTCGTTGACTCATAATGACATTGTTTACATCCCCACCCTTTTTGAAGGGATTGATAACTTTTTTCACTTGTATGATTATTAAAACATTTAACTTTAAATTTACTTTTTTTACCATCAATTTTAATGAATTCAACTAATTCAAACCCTTTATTATTACACATTTTTTTAATTGATTCATCATTAATTATTAACTGATTTTTTTTAATTTTAACATAATCCATTTTTGAAGGATTTGATTCTCCCTTCCATTTATTAGAATACATGTCTTTTAATTTGATTAATTTTTTTTCATCAAAAAAGTCATTCCATTTTCGTCTATCACCATAACGCCCATTACCCTCACCTGTACATTGACAAGGACGACAAATTTGAACATCATAACACATCTTTTCTTTTTTTAAATGACAAGCATTTATTGAATGGTTCTGCATTGGAGTACGACAATTAGGGTTATCACAAAGCCATATTACTTTATAATTACTTTTCCCCTCTTTAACCGTTAAAGACGTTTTATCAACAATCTCATAATGAGAAATTTTGTAATTTTTATTTATTGGTCTCCAAACTGATTTAATCATATTATATTAAAGCTCCAATAACTTTACTTCCGGTTCCTCCTCCCCCACCTCCAAATAATGACATTAATGCCGATACTGGGTCCATTCCTCCTCCTCCTGAAGTTTGAGCGGTAGAACTTGTTGGTGGTGGTGGTGGCGGTGTTGCTCCTCCACTTTGTGTTAAATCTTGTTCGGCATATTGTTTGGACTGTTCAGTTTTTTCATACTCAGCAATTCTATCTTCTATATTACCATATTTTTCTTCTAATTCGTCAGGACCAACAAAGTTAGCCAATCCTAAAAAATCTAATAGTCCTAAATACCATTTAGTTCTTCTCATAAGTGACCTTGTCGCTCTATTACCAAAAAGTCTACCCATACCACCTGAAACATATTTACTAGCAAAAGATTGTCCTTCACCTTTATAATCTCTAAAACCTCTAAATGAACCTTGTTTCTTTAACTCGGAAGCCAATAATTCTTTTTCAGATTTACTTAATGCGGATTCACCTTTAGCAACAAGTTTACTTGTTATTTCACTTGATGCTTTCATCTCTTTACTAGCCTTACCAAAAATATTAACAAACTCTTCAACAACTTTAACTAATCCTGTCCCTAATAAAGGAACTTTTCCAACTGAGGCCCTTAACATTCCAACTAATTTACTTCCCCAAGAAGGTACCTTCTCAACTAACTTAGCAATCGGACCTCCCGCAACTCTTGCAGTTTTTGCCATCTTAGTCGCATCTCCTGCAATAGTTGCCGCCTTAAATGCTTTAACCGCTCCCCCACCAAATTTCATAACACCTATAACGGGTTTTGCAATTAAATCACCTAAGTAAGGTACCGCTGATATCCAAGATAAAATTGCAAATAATTTATCTCCTTGTCTCCAATAACTAATACCATTAACGGTGTCTACAACACCTGTTGGGTCAAATATACCCACAATATCTCCTAAGGTATTATACCAACGAGATTCTGTAACCAACATAGCCTTTTCAGGATAGATTACTTTTAAAAATTCAAGGACAAATTGTCTATCAATACCTGATAGTTTATTCCATTTTTCGTCAAGAAGTTTTAATTGTTCTTCTTTGTATATTTTAACCATCGTTTCTTTTAGTTCCGATTCGGTAAGTAATAATTTATTCATATGAAATGTTTTTATTTATAAATATCATAGAAACAAAAAAAGAGGATATTATACCTCTTTTTAAATTTTAATCTATGTTAGTCAATGGTGGGTCTTTAAATATCGCAAAATGATTATCCTCAACTTTATAGTTTTTGTTATCGAAGATTAACATATCCTTAGTATTGGTGAATATGATGTAGTCTAAAGGCTTACTTTTATAATTCTTCATTTGATAAGAATTAACAATGTATTCATTTGTTTCCTCATTAAATTTACTCCATATTAATGGTTTTATTTGAGCATATTTAACTCCATTTGGAGTTGTTATTTCGATGTCCTTCCCATCGTACCTATCTTGGTTTGACCCAGAACAAAATTGTTTAATGTTTGATGAGTCGATATTAAATGGGCTAGTAATTAATCTTTGAATTGTTAAATTTTCTGTTTTTGTTCCCGAAGTATAAGATTTTATATTAAGGGCAACAAGTTCTTTTAACCTATCCCCCTCTTTAAATAATCGACTTCCATTAGTTGTTATCCATTCTTCAAACTTACTAATCGTGACTTCATCAGGTATATGACTATTATCAAATACTCCGTGCATATACCACTCAATTAATTTTTTAATAACCATCGGATTGGTGTCGAAGTAATTTAAAATTGACCATGTTTGGTTTGGTACATTCGTCCCTTCGATATTAATTAATCCAACTTCACTATTACATATTCCTTCACTATTAACAAAACTATTCTTACCTAAATTATTAGGGTAAAGATTTAGTAGAGTATTGGTAATGAATTTAGGGAATCCTGATATTTTTTTCTTTAAAAAGTTTTCATCTAGTTTAATTTCATGTGTCTCAAGTTCTCCCTTTATCTTATCGTATTCATCAATTGTGATATATGGAACGTTACCGGATTTGGTTATCTTAACTAACTCTAATGGAAATTCAAAAGTCTCATTTGTTAAAACATTAATAAGTTTAACTTTAATTGTAACATTAGTATCCTTTAACTCTTTAAGTTTATTAACATCATCTTTACTAACACCATTAATATAAACAAAAGTTCTTTGGTTTTTTGTGTCGGGATTAAAATTAGTGTACCTCACCTCAATGTCCTCAGGAAACTCTATATCAATTTGTTGTTCAAGTAATAATTTAAAATATTGACCCTCTGTTACTAAAATTTTCATAACTATAAATATATGGAAATAAAAAAAGGGGTAGACTAAACCCCTTCTTCAAAAACTAATTTATTTTGTTTCTTCTCATCAACAAATGCTTGTATTCGTTTACGAGATATTTCACAATAATCAGGACTTAATTCAATCCCAATCCACCGTCTATCTAATATCTCTGCCGCCACACATGAGGTACCACTACCTGCGAATGGGTCAAGGATAACGTCATTTTTGTATGACAATATCTTAATTGCCCTTGTGGGAATATCCATCGAGAACGTTGCTTTGGTTAATGATTTGGTGTCAGCAAAATATTTCCATTGCCCAAACACCAATTCCATAAACTCTTTCTTATCCACATCCTCATAAACAACTTTTTTCTTAATTGTTCCATCCTCTTGTTCAATACCAGTTGGAACTCCCTTCCATTGTGGCTCACCCTTAACAGTCTTAATATGTTTATGTTTATAGGCCAGTATAACACATTCTTTTGGGTTATAAATATATGGCGAGCTCGGACTCATCCAACTGCCCCATGCAGTTGTTTTACTTCTATGGGGACTGTCTTCCTCAAGGTCAACGATACCGAAGAACTTATAACCAATTCTTTTCATAACTTGGTAGACTTCAGAACAAAAGAAAATTCTACCACCTTTATCTTGTCTATTTATTTCGTAGGGGATATTTAACGCAATTCTACCATCGTCTTTTAATAACTGATACGCTTCAGTTAACCATTCTTTAGTAAATTTTAGATATTCATCAAAATATACATCATCATTATGAACATCATAATTAATCCCAACACCATAAGGACAACTAGTCACAATTAAGTCAATTGAGTTTATCGGCATTTTTGACATTATATCAATACAATCACCATTAATAACTTTACCCGTATAATTTTCTATCATTTCTTCTCTAATGTTTTAATGTGATGTTCTAAATAAAATAACGCTTTTTTTAAATCTTCAATTTCTTTTGTATGGTCTTTCTTACCCGCTCTTGAGATATATTTTACCGTATTACCAAGTGAGAATCCTAAGTCCCAAGCGTCAATTACTTTAATCGCTTCGTATGGATTATTTTCCCCTCCGTAATGTTCGGGATGGTCTACTTGTTCTTTATTCTTTTGGTTGTCCATAACTAATTGAGTGTTCTTCTTCTTGTTCAGGAATCGTTAATAAATCAATCATATCAATAATAACTCTAAGTTTTGTTATCATCAAGTCGTTTCCTGAATAAGAATGTTTTCTTTCAAAGTTAATACCCTTAACAATCATTTTTAATCCACCAACAACAACTCCTGTTGGGTCCAAATACTCTACAGTTATATCAGTAATCTCCAATAATTCTTTTGGGTTATACGTATCCATAACCGTTTCAAAAAACTCAGTTTTGAAAATGATTGTCTCACCTTCATTATACATTTTGTACTTTCTAAACAAGTACGGGTTAATGTTTATCGGATGGGTTCTAATAATCCATCTATTTTCCATTAAAGGCTCAATAGGTCTAAATTCTATACTCATTTTTTTACTTCTCGTTTATATTAAATTTTACTTCTCGTTTATATTAAATTTTACTTCTTCAGTTTTACCATTAGCTCTTGACTCCATCATTTCAGATGTAAGTTCGTATTGTTCATCATTTTGATACTCCCTTAATAATTCATCACTAGTTAGAATTCCATTGTATTTTTTTGCCACCTCATCAAAGTTTTTCATACTAACATTGGTATACATGTTGTGGACAGTCTCGGCTAGTTCATCCGCCATGTTAATTGTTTCACAAATAACTTTGACTATTTCATAAGGGTTTGCGTTTGACGCTGGTCGTCTATCCTCAATATACCCTTTCCACTCTTTAGCCGTTGACACGGGAACTCGAATAGACGCTCCTCGGTCACTGATACCCCAACTAAACTTATCAATTGATTGTGTCTCGTGTCTACCTGTAAGTCTTAGTTCATTATCAGAACCATATACCTCAATATGCTGGCGTCTTCTTGACTCTAACGAATTGAATAGTGCGGTGAAGTATCTTACCCCTCCTTTATTTCTCATTTTATCTGTTGAGAAATTTGTGTGTAATCCAGAACCATTCCATTCGCCATAGATAAGTGGTTTAGGATGGTAATCAATATAATAACCATATTTTTCCGATAATTTTTCCATAAAATATCTTGACATCCAAAGGTCGTCTCCCGCTTTTATCTTACCCTTAGAGAACACTTGATATTCCCATTGTCCTAAAGCCACCTCAGCGTTAACTCCTGTTATCTCAATACCCATTCTTAAACAGAAATCCATATGCTCCTCGACAATATCTCTACCAACAACATTAGACCCAACACCGCAATAGTATTTACCTTGTCCTTCAATTGACCCTTCACCATGACCTAAGATTGGTTTGTTTTTACCTTCACGGATAAAAAACTCTTGTTCAAATCCAAACCACATGTCAACATCTTCGTCACCTAACTTGGCTCTTTGGTTTGTTTCATGAGTTGTCCCATCAGGATTCATAACCTCACATAAAACGTAAATTTTAGAAGTGTCAACTCCTGGCCAATAAACTCTTACAGGTTTTAAAATACAATCAGAATTATTACCTTCCGCCTGTAATGTTGACGACCCATCAAAATTCCATTCAGGAATATCGTCTAATTTATAGATTACTTCTTTAACAACTTTAATTTTACTTCTTAGATTTGGTTCAGGTGTATACCCGTCAACCCATATGTATTCGATTCTTGTCATTTGTTTTTATTTTTTATAGTGTAGTAGTTATTTTCTTTAGTTAGGATTCCGTCTTCAACCAACTCATCCAAATATTCTTTAGCCTCAAATTGATTTGTCTTTAATATATTAGAACAGATAAATTCCAAATCCAATGGTTGCCTTAATTTTGACAAAAGTAATTTAGTATTAAACGATTTCTCCATTCTTAATCATTTTTAAAATTTCTTTATCTTCAACCCCTTTTTTATATAGTTTGAATACTTTTGTGGAGGCCTCATCTGTAAAAATAAGGGCCTCAACGGAAAACACTTTTGATAACGGATAATTGTTCTTTAAAAACTCTTTCACATTATCTAGTTTAACAAATCTTTTATTGAACCCCATTTGGTAATAATTTTTTAGTTTGGTTATTCTTTTTTTTAACTGTTTGAATAATATAGGACATAATCTTTCTTTTGAAAATAGGAACCAATGTTTCCTCCAAAGGGAATATCTCGTCACATAAAACTTCAAATAATGGAAATTTATGAATCTTAACTTTTTCTTTAGTTGACAAAAAATTAAGTATAATATCGTTAATTGTCAAATTATCTTCATTACCTTGATGTATTAATTTCAAAAATGTTTTGCTTTGAACATCTGTTTTGGATACTTTTCTTGTACCGTATCTCCAAACATATAAGGTCTCTTTAGTTTTATAATAAAAAAACCCAGTCTTTGACTCTAAATTGTTCTTATTCTTTTTAACATTAATGTGTATTGAGTCGTACACAACAGACCATATTGACTTAGCTATTCCGAAGTAATCCTGTAATTTTGGATGACTATATTTTAGAATCTTTCTATATTCCAAAAACTCATCTTCGGCCATGATAGGAATATTCTTAACCTTAAGGTCAGATATGATTAATTCATCGTCAAAGGACGATAAAACTTTTTCAGTATACAGAATTTGGTTTTGATTGAGTAACGTTTGGATATTCCCTAAATGTAGAGATAGTTCGGTGAACATAGGGTACACCTTCATCTCCTCAAGATTTTTATTTAGTTTTTGGAAATACCCAAGTAAGATGTATTGTTTTTGTTCGGAATCAATAATTCCTTCAAACAACCAATCGGTATCCATCACAAACTTTAATTTATTTTTTCTAACTGTACTCATTTTACTCAAAAAATATAAATAAAGTTTTATAATAAATGAATAGATTTACTCAACTCTCATGATATAATACGTTTCATCGTTAACACGTTCCGAATCGTAATTACCGTCATAACTATTCATAACTCCCCATCCGTCTGATTCAACTAAGGCTTCGGCCAAATCTTTTTCATTAATAAAGTTCTTAATATCCAACCCCATTTCTTTAATAAACGATATTGGGTCATCCAATACCTCGTCAACTTTATCCTCAACAACTTTATCAACCATTTCTTGGGTTGGTTCTTTATCTGGTTCAATATTATCTAATTCGTCTTGAGCCTTATCACGATTTTCGGTCGCCTCATCAATCATCTTTTGAATTTCATCGTGTCTTTGAGAATATTCATCGGCATCTTCAATTTCGTCCTCCAAATCATTTTGTTCTCCTTCCATTCTTTCGATATACTCATCTAATTCTTCAATATAAGATTCCAAATGTTCTTGTCGTTCTTCTTGTTCTTTTGTCAACTCAAAGTCATCGTCATTAAAAAATACGTCAGGATTTTGCCAAACATCATCCGTATACCAATCTTCAACATAACTTTTAAGATAATCAGTATCAATATGATTTTCAATAAAACTTTCATTAAATCCCTCAATACCTGAATCTCTAATAACTCCCTCGGCATAATCTAAAGCCCCTTCATTCATTTCCGATTCTGTACCAACAGAATACATTCTATTTACTAAACCATCAACACCAATAACTTCAAATTGTTCCATACCATAGAACTTATAATTGGATGGAGATATATTATAAACGTCTGCAACGTTTTCTTCCAATTCACTTATTTCCCCCTCAATCTCACTAACTCTATCATACAATTGATTATATCTATCAGAATCCTCTTCTTTGTCGTACTCCTCAGTTACTCGTTCTAACTCAATCTTTAAATTTTTAAGGATTTCTTTTTGTTCGTCATCCAACTCTTCAAGGTCACCATTACCTACTAACCATTTAAATAACGCATTTGCTTTAAGACCTTCATCATCAGTATCATCAATTGACCATTCATTGTTCTGTCTTCTTTCCTCACCATCAGCCATCTTTATGGCTAGTTCACGGGCTTTTCTTTTTCTTTCGATTGGTGTATCACTATCCCACACATATCTTTTTACCTTTATACCTGAGATATCTGAGACTTTTGTGTGAGATATATCTAACGTACCGTCAATATATCCAACATTACCTAAAGAATCCGTTGGCGTATTGTTAAGTCTTAAATCTCCTGTTATCCATAATGGTTTGCCTTGGAACTTTGGTAACTTACTAATTCCTTTCCCATGATATCCAGATAACTTCATTAACTCCAAATACTCTTCAGGACTTATTTTATAAAACTCGTCTTCAACTTGTTCAATTATACTCCTAACTAGCTTACGTAGTTTACTTTCAGTTAGTATGATTTTTTTTCTCATATTAATAAATACCTCAAAATTAAAATAAGTTAATATTTATAAAGGTATGTCATCAGGAATTTATATTATTAAAAATACTCAAAATAATAAAGTATATGTTGGGAGCTCCGTTAATGTTAAAAACAGAGAATATAAACATTTTTGGATGTTAGGTCGGGGTGTTCATGATAATCCACATTTACAAAAATCATACAACAAATACGGTAAATCTTCATTTATTTTTGAGGTAGTGGAAATTTGTGACGAGTCTAAGTTAATTGATAAAGAAAATTATTATATATCTAATTATAAATCCAACGTTATATCTTTTGGGTATAACTTAGCAACTGTAAATGAGTTTAGACGAAATACCTTCAATGATGAGGTTAAAGTTAAACTATCAAAATATAATTTAATTAAGAATAAAAATTTTTTTAAGTTTTCATTGACAAATATTGATACTATGGAGATATTTATATTTGAGAGTTTAGTTGATGGTGCCAATTACCTTATTAAAAACGGATTTACAAAGGGTAGTCCTCGAAATATTAGGATGAAAATATCAAGTTGTTTACGTGGAGTTAAATTAAACAACGGGTATCAAGGGTCAATCAGAAAAACTTGTTATAAACATATTTTTAAAATAATAAACTAAACTAAAAAAAAACAATTAAGATGAGTTGTGGATGTAAAAACAAAAATAATGGAACTCAGGCTCAACCAGCACAAAATGCTCAACCTAGCCAATCTCAACAAGTTAAATCTCCTACTATTCAAGAGTCAATCAAGAAAGTAGTTGAGAAGTATTACAATAAGAAGTAATCGTGTTACATTATCAGAATTGAAGAGGGTTATCCCTCTTTTTTTTTATCTTCTATTTAACATTCTTGTTTTT